TGACTTTACCGTTTCATTAAATTCTTCATCCAACGTAAAATTGATATAAAAATCCATCAATTGAAGGTAACGATTTACCTGTTGATTAATGAATGGTAGATACTTCTTAATTATTTTTGTCTTTACTCCATCATCCCTCAACAGAGAATATGCAAAATCGTAATATGTTATATGCTCTCTTTTAGAAGATAAATCTGTAATTGTTTGTTGGAGGTTTTCTTTAAACTCAGCTAACTTCTCATGTTCAGTATTTCTGTTTTTAATTCGTTGGGTAATTCCTTGAACTTCATTTTCCAAGTCTCGGATTTGTCTCTGGTTGAGAGAGATACGAGTATTGTTTTGAGAAATGTCATGGTTGAGTTTAGTAATCTCCTTAGATAATGTGGTGAAGTGACGTTCTCTCTCCGATTCTAACTTTATAGTCTCTTCCAGATCTTGATAGTCCTTCTTGAGCTCCTTTGCTTTATTTTGAACGTCGGTAATTCTATTTACACGAAACTCTTCTTCTATATTCTGACTACAAGTAGGACACACCGTATTATCTGTGAAAAACTTATGTTCTTTCGTAATTGTTGCTACTTTTTGAGTAATTGTACCCTTAAGATTGTTTAGTTTCTTTAACTTTTCAGAGGCCCCAATAACAGTTTCTTGCTCTATAATAAGGTCAGAAATATTAGCTTCTTTAAGTTGATTATGTTCCAAATGAGTATCTACTTCAATAGATAATGTTTTTATTTTTTCTTGATTTATTTCAATACTATTCTTACCTTGTTCCTCTAATTCATTAATAAAATTTTCTTGCATGGAAATTTTATCTTTAATATTATCTTTTTTAAGATTTAGAGTTTTAGTTTGATCTTTCTTCTCTCTAAGTCTATCCCTAAGCAATCCATTCATTGCAGAAAAGATACGAATATCTAAAAGATCCTCAATCACATCTCTACGATTAGCACCTGTCAATTGCATGAAAGGAACAAAAGTACTACTACCTAAAATCACAATTTGAGTAAATGATTTATAATTTACTTTTAATATTGTCTCTTCTAATATTTTTTGATTGGTACGATCATCAGCCTGTTTATGAAGGGGAGTTCCATTTACCTCAATATCAAATATATTTGGTTTTATACCCCTTCTAACCAAATACTCTCTTTGATTAATATCAAACTCTATCTCCACTACACAATCTTTTTCATTAACTGTATTGATTAATTGACCTTTATTAATTTTACGAAATGGTTTATTAAACAATACAAAAGTAAGAGCATCTAACATAGTAGATTTACCCGCACCATTTGTTCCGACTACTAGGTTAGTATTATATTTTTGGAAATCTATCTCTGTCCAATGTTGCCCAGAACTTAAAAAATTTCTATATTTAATTTTTTTAAACGTTATCATTTTTAGGAGGAATCACAATATCATTAGGAGTAATTACAGCATATTTGTAATTATGTATTTTACATGTTTTTATAGCAAGAGCATCATCAACTTCAACTACATCCATTTCTTTATCACCATCCTTTTCCAATTCTAACATCATAGCATATCTTTCAGCATCATCTTCTTTTTCGAATAGAAATAAAACTTTATCTCCATATCCATCATCAACAGCATATGCCCCTTCATCTTTTTTATCTCTAAGTGTAAGAAGAAACATTATTCTACCTCGCAAGCTTCCCTATAAAGATCCTTAAAAATACCTTTAACAATATTTTTATTCAATTCAATTTCAGATTCTTCAATATAACGACTTAGAATAGATAAAGTATTCTCTTCTTCCTCTATCTCAAAATCTTCACTTTCATGTATATCAAAATTCTCAATAATTTTTAGATCTTGAACACCTATAGAATATAATTTATCAATAAATTTTTCAAACTCTTTAGGTTTAGATTTTTTACGAACAATAACTTTTACAATTTTATTTTCATATTCAGTTACATTAAATAATTTATAATTGGTATCTTCATAATATATGTTATAAAATAATTTATAAGGATTGTTAATTGGAGTATGTTCTAAAGTCTTTGTATCAAAGAGATGAAATCCTCTCGGATCATTTACATCATTCCAGAACATCTCATATGGATTTCCCAAATAAAATATCTGACCATCATCAGAACGAGTATGAAAATGACCTGAATAAACTTTCTCAAATTTATTAAAGGTCTTTACATCCATTCCATTTTCCATCAAATGACCACGAGTAGCCTTGAATCCATTTACTTCAAGATGGCCCATAACAACTTTTGCTTTGGATTTTTTAATTAATTTTTCAGTTTCTTCATAATTTTCAGAATTAATCCAAGGTAAAAGAAGAATCTTTAATTTATCTAAAGAAATTTCTACTGCTTTTGAGTAAGTCTTAATATTTGGATAATCTTTTAATAAAAGTTCTGGAGAATTTACATGATTAGTATTCTTATAATAACAATCATGATTACCAATAGTAAGATAAACCTTATATTTCTTAAGAGGTTCTAAAAAAACTCTCTTAGACCATTCAAGACTTTGTAAATCTATTGCTTTACGACTATCAAATATATCACCCATATGAATCACAGTGTCTATCTGATGCTCTTCTAAAGACGGAAAGAAGACATCACGATAAAAGAGTTCAAAGTAATCATGAAGATGCTTAGAACCCTTCCTAGCCCCATAATGGGTATCAGTAATAATAGCTAGTCTCATCTATTATTATTGCGATATTGAATATTATCCTTAATTGTATTATACTCAGCATTACTTCCAGCTAATGCTGTATCATCAACCATCATAACTTCATCAAATCCAGTTCTTTCAATAATCTTTGTTTTAATATCTAATTGTTTCTTTTCTTTTTGTATTCTGCGGAGAAACGCATAATGTATAACCTGCGTAAAGTATGCAAAAGGATTACGGGATTTCTCAGGATCAAAATTATGTATGTACTGAACGCAATTTTCGATTCCATCTGATATCATGTCCTCCCTGAACATATAGTTTACAAAATTTGGTTTATAAGAAAGATGAGTTGCTATTTTTAAAAAACAAGAACCAAGATAATTTGGAATAGGTGGTTTACCATCCCAAGGACCTGACTTTGGTGGATCTTGATCATATTTTTTAATAAACTTTTCTCTTGCTATGGCAACTTTGCCCCTATAAACAATCATTGCTTCCAGCAACTCTTTGTTATTTACATAATGTTCGGATTTCTTTTTTGGCATAACATTGGTTTTCCGTCTTAAAGTTATAAGTATTATAACATATTTTCAGGGCTTGACAAGTCACCCAAATATCAGTACAATAACCTTTGTGGAGGTTGAAGGGATAAATTAGCTTTCTTTATTTTTAAGCTTAAATAAAGCTTCTAAGGTCTTACGAGCATCTTTTACTGAAGTAACATAACCCATTTTAGAATCAGGTCTTACCGAACCATCAGGATGATAAATTTCAGGAGAATCATCAGTAAGAAAATGATTGTATATATCAATTAATCTTTGTTCTTTTGTTTCCGACATTGTTATAACTTTGTCTAATCGTATCATAAAAAAATCTTCTTCAATTAATTCAATCCAAGATTTTACTTTAATAAATCCACCATTAGGAGTATTAACATACTTTATAGTGAGTGGATTTTGTAGTATTAATATAGGATTTTCTGACTCACCATCATCTACAGATACAAGAGCAAAAATTTCTTCTCCTGATACTAATTTTATTATTGCGTGAAATTCTTCTCCCATCATTTTTTAAGTGGTATGTTGACTATATCGTAATCAAAATTTTCTTCATTATAAATTTTGATTCTTTCAATTAAATGGTTTAAAGTATAATTTTTTCTAGATTTGTAACTGATATCATCGGCAATATCATATAGAGTTGCTCTAGTTTTTTGATTACCTTTTCTTAGTATCCTCCCGATTGACTGTAAATTTCTTATTCTTGACTTTGATGGAGAAGCAAAAATTACATTGTGTAGATTTTTGATATTAATCCCGGTAGAAAAGGTTCCGTAGGAGGCAACGATAATAGCATTATTCTCTTGCTCAGTGATTTCTCGAACTTTCTCTCTGTCTTCGGTATCCACTCCACCATGAATAAAAAAGACATTTCTATTCTCAATAGTGTTATTATTATTTATTAATTCGTAAAGAGGTTCTCCATGCTTCTCTACTCTGGCAAATAATATGAGTGTATTACCTTTTAAATCTAATGCAAGATTTTTAATAAAGTTATTTCTACGGTTATGTCCAATAATATATTGCACTTCTTCTTCAAAGTTTTCAAATTTATTCGGTGGGTGTTTCAATAGAAGCACATTGATATCCAGTTTAGCCAAA